CGAGATTTCGCGGAGTGACTGGAGTTCAGACGTGTGCTCTTCCGATCTTATATATGTTTATATGTATTTGTTTACATAAATAAATAATTTTTAAATTTTTATACTAAAACTATTGCAATATATTTTAATTATGATATAATATAAATATGAAAGAGGTGGTTATATGTGACAAAGATATAAAATAATATTGTCGTTGTTGGTGTTATCATATTAAGAAAGAAAAGAAAATAGGAGTTATATATTATGGGAATTTCAAAATTTAACAAAGCAGAATTATTATTTAAAGATAATGAACGTTTTAACGACTTTAAAACATTAGAAGAATTATTTACAGATTATGGAAAAGACAAAGAATATATTGTTAAGGGTGTTTATATTTACCAGTCTTCTTATGGTAAAGGTTGCTTTATCAAGAGTGATGGTTTTAATATTTCTCTACCAACTCACTTAGTAGAAACAATTAATAATATTCGTGAGGATAAGGAAAGTATTGAATCAATTAATGAGGATAAAGTATTTATTACTATTTATTCTTATACTTTACCTGATAAATATCCGAATAAATTATTCTATAGTATTAATTTTAAAGAAAAATAATAAAAAGGGTATAAACCCTTTTTATTAGAAAGGAGTAACAAAAATGATTTTCAATGATATAGGAAAATTTTGTAAGTATTTTAGAAGTGAAGTATTAAACTTAACATTAATTGAAATGAGTAAAATAGTAAATGTTAATAATACAACTCTATCAAGTTTTGAAAATGGAAGGAGTACCAATTATAATCACTTGTTTAAATATTATGCTTGTGGAAATGATGAACAAAAAAAATTTTTTAGAGATAATTTACCACTATAGGGATAATTTAAAAGGGATTGATTATGAGTAAAATAAAAATCGTAAACACTAGAAAAAGTAAAAATAATGTATTCACTGAAAAAGAAAAACAATATAGAATGGAAGCTAGTAGGAAGGTGTCCTTAGCAAATAAACGTCTAGCAAGAATTGAACAACAAAATCTAACCATGAGTCCTGCTTATAAAAAATGGCTAGAAGAGGGTGGGCAAAAATTCAGTATCAGGGGGAAAAGTGCTGAAGAGGTTAGGATAGAAGTTGCTAGATTAAATAATTTTATAAAACAAACCACCTCTACAGTTAGAGGTACAAAAAAATATCTAACCAATATAGCATCTCAAGTAGGTATCAAACAATGGGGTTCATTCCAATCATTAAATAATCAATTAAGAAGTTTTTTTGAAGTGTCTGATAGGGTAAGGGAATACTTGAAAAATATGAAAGAAGTTTCTGTATCTATTGGGTATAAAAAAATATGGGAACAGGTTAATGAATACGCAGAATCTGTAGGGAAAGAATTTACATCACTAAACGAGGATATTGTAGATATTGCCAATACAATATTAATATCAAACTCATATAGTAAACTAGACGATTTGACAGACGATTTTTTGAAACAATTTATAGATAAGGAAGTTTAAACAAGAGAGGAGTAGTATGGATAATTTATTATATACCACAACTAAAAAATATAATTTCCATACTAAATCTAGTGTTGAATATCTTAATATAGAATGTTCTTTTGATATTGAAACCACTTCCACGTATACTAAAGACGGTAAAAAGTTTGCTTACATGTATTTATGGGGGTTTGGAATAGGTGAAAATGGTGATTATTTAAAATATGGGCGAACATGGGAAGAATTTCATGAATTATTGAATCATATAGCCAATGAATTAAATATAACTATTAATAGACGATTAGTTATATATGTACATAATTTGGGGTATGAATTTCAATTTTTCAGAAAATTATTTGAGTGGGAAACAGTTTTTGCTGTTGATGATAGAAAGCCAATAAAAGCCCTAACAAAAGGTGGTTTTGAGTTTAGAGACAGTTATATTTTATCGGGTTATAATTTGGAAAGCCTAGCAAAAAATTTGGTGAAACATAAAAATAAAAAAATGATAGGTAGTTTAGATTATAGTTTGGTAAGACACAATAGAACACCAATAACAGATGCAGAACTTAATTATATGGAAAATGATGTTACAATTATTTTGAACTATATAAATGAACAGTTAGAACAATATGGTAATATAACCAAAATACCATTAACAAATACCGGTAGAGTACGGGAATATGTTAAACATAAATGTTTTTATACTGATGGAAAGAGTAAGTATAAGTCTAGTAAGGGTAAGCAAAATAATTATAGATATATAATGGAAAATCTGACCCTAGAATCTAATGAATATTTAAAATTAAAACAGACTTTTATGGGTGGGTTTACTCACTCAAACCCTATACATACAGATAAAGTATTAGAGGGGGTGTATTCAATAGACTTTACTAGTAGTTATCCATCTGTTATGATTGCTGAGCAATTTCCAATGGGTAAAGGTTTTTCACCGACTAAAGATGAAATATTGAAAAATGGTTATGATTATTACCTAGAAAATTTCTGTTGTATAATCAATATTAGTGTACAGAATTTAAAGAATATTTTCATCTATGATAGTTACCTTTCCGAAAGTAAATGTAAAATAGAGGGAAAAAAACTTATAAATAATGGTAGGGTATTTAATGCTGAATATCTAAACACTTATCTAACTGATGTTGATTATACTATTTTCAAAAGGTGTTATAGTTGGGATAGAATTCAAATTCATGACTTAATTTGTTATCCTAAGGGATATTTACCTAAGCCAATCATAACAAGCATTTTAGAATTATATCAAGATAAAACAACATTGAAAGGAGTAGAGGGAAAAGAAGTTGAGTATTTACTTTCTAAGGGTATGTTAAATTCCATTTACGGAATGACTGTAACTGATATTGTTAAAGATAAAATAACCTATGATGATGACTGGGGAATAGAATCTATTTCATTAGAGGATGAGATTGATAAATATAATCAGAAAAAGTCACGTTTCCTATTTTATCCATGGGGCGTTTGGGTTACTGCTTATGCTAGAAGGAATTTATGGTTAGGAATTTTATCCTTTAAAGAAGATTACATATATACAGATACTGACAGTATTAAATTTTTCAACTATTCCAAGCATGAATCATTTATAGAAGGATATAATAACATGGTTATTACTAAGCAACTAAAAACTCTAGAATATTATAATCTTAACCCTAACTTATTAAGCCCTAAAACAGTAAAGTGAGATAGTAAGCCTTTAGGGGTTTGGGATTTTGAGGGATATTATACTCGTTTTAAAACATTAGGTGCTAAAAGATATTTATTTGAGGAAGATGATAAATTATATTTGACAGTTGCAGGTTTATCAAAAATGAATGGTATTAATTACATGATTGAACAATGTAATAATGATTACTCTAAAGTTTTCGATATGTTTACAGATGAGTTGACCATACCAAAAGATAATACAGGTAAAAACACTCATACCTATATAGATGACCCTATAATTGAAACTATTGTAGATTATACTGGAATAGAATGTAATGTTACTAGTCAAAGTGGGGTGCATTTAGAATCTACTCACTATAGTTTGTCAATTAGTGATTATTTTGTTAAATTCTACACTATGTTACAAAATGGATATACTTTGAAAGGAGATAAATAGAAAATGTTTGACGGAAAATTTTATAATTTAAACTCAATTCTAAAAACTAATTCAACCTACAATATTATTATAGGTGAACGCTCAAACGGGAAAACTTATGCAACTTTAAAATATGGTATAGAACAATATTTTAAAAATAAATCTCAAATAGCTATATTAAGGAGATGGCAAACAGATATAAGGGGGAATCGGGCAAGTGAAGTATTTAAAGCTTTATTAAACAATAATGAGATATATAAAATATCAAAAGGACAATATCAAGGTATCCATTATTATGGTGGTAAATATTACTTATGTAATTATGGGGATAATGGAAAAGCTATATATAATGATAATGATGTTATAGCTTATCCTTTTAGCTTATCAGATACCGAACATAATAAGTCAATATCATATCCTGAGATTAGAACGATTATTTTTGATGAATTTTTAACAAGACAAGTGTATTTACCAGATGAATTTATTTTATTTATGAATACTATTTCTACTATTGTACGGGAACGAACAGATGTTAAAATTTTCATGTTAGGGAATACTGTAAACAAATATTCTCCATATTTTGATGAAATGGGGTTGAGAAATGTTAAAGAACAAACTCAAGGAACTATTGATATTTATAAATATGGCAATAGTAAATTAAAGGTTGCAGTTGAATATTGTAAGGCAAGTGGAAAGAGTAAAGAAAATTCATTCTATTTTGCGTTTGATAACCCTAAATTAGAAATGATTAAAACTGGTGCATGGGAATTAGATATATTTCCCCATTGTCCTATTAAATATAAGCCTAAAGATATACTATTCATATATTTCATTGAATTTGGGGGTGAATTATTCCAATGTGAAATAGTAAACAAAGATAATAATATATTTACTTTTATACATGAAAAAACTACACCACTCAAAAATAGGTCTAATGATTTGATATACTCACTTGATTTTAACCCTCAATTAAACTATAATAGAAATATATATGTAGCTCATAATGAGATAACTAAAAAGGTTAAAAGTTTTTTCGTTATGGATAAGGTATATTATCAAGATAATAATGTGGGAAATACCATAGCAAACTATTTGAAAGCATGTAAAGGTGGTTTATAATGTTAAGTAAAGACGAAAAAAGAAGTTACTATGATAATACGGTGTCATATTCTGCTACAAATAAATCAGAAAACGTACAAAATATTATTGATACAGTATTAAATAAAACTCTGACAATGTTCTTATATACTATTCTTCCTGAGTCATTACCTATTGATGAACTTGAAAAGATTATAC